TGGTCGTCGCGGAGGAAGTCAGGCTCGCCACGAACAGCGAGGTGATCCTCTTGATGATATTGAACACCGGCCTGGACAATCGGCTCATGGCGGGTGTCATCGGGATATGCAGCCACTGGTTGCCGGAGAAGAACTCGATGTTCGTGTTGACAGTCCGGTAGAGATTGGGTGTCAGCGAGTTGTTATAAGCCCGGCCTTTTTCGTAATACTCCCAGGCTTTGGTCTTGTTGTTGTTCTTATCCTTCATCTCTTACCGTCACTCCCCGATTTGAAGTCCGTCAACCCATAGGCAATGTCGGCGCTGTAACCGACCAGCTGGCGAAATGCCTTCTGGTCCTCCAGCATCTCCTGCCGCTCCTTCTCGATCCGCGCCTGCTCCGCATCGGACAGCACGGCATCGCGCTTCACGGGAGCCACGGTCTGCTTCCCGACGTGGAAACCGAGAAGAAAAATCCCAAGACCAAGCAGAACACCCGCAAGTCCATAAACAAACTCCATTCAAATCTCCTTCATCAATCGGTCGAGCACAGCATCGAACTCCAGCGCTGTCCGTCTCTCGTCGCCGCGCTCATCAAACGACAGCGTGATCGCCTTCTCTTCACCGGCGGGGAGCAGAGCAACGTACCCTCTCTCCAGCCAGCACAGGGCGTACAGGTCTACGTCGTTTTCTCCGTAGTACTGCCAGCCATGATCCGTCGGACCGCGGTGCCCCAGCTTAAAGCTGTGGCTCTCATCGCTCCCGCTGTAGGTCTTCACCTGTACCCGCAGCAGCCGACCGTCAACATCAACTACCAAATCCGCGCCGGTGTCCACCATCGGGGTATACACCGCGCAGCCTCTTCGTAAAAACGCCTCCGCGACGAGAAGCTCACCCCTCGTCCCGACGGCGCGACAACCTAACTCCAAAACTTATCGTTCTCTCCATACGGGTCAAACAGCTTGTTCGGGTCGTTGAACGCTTCCTCCGCCGCCTGTTCCCGCAGTTCACTCTCTGGGATGACCGGGGCCTCAAACTCACCGGTCGCGTAGATCATCCGCTGCAGGGCCTGCGACGCAGCGTCGACCATATCGTCGTGCTGCCCGTTCGGAAATGCCGAGAACTGATCCACGAACGGGACCACCCACGGTGCCTTCTCCGGCAGCGGTAAATATACGTGGCCGGACTCGATCGCCGCAGACACGGCGTTGACGCGAGCCACCTTGCCACCCATCGGATTGACCGGGATGCAGTACAGCTCCTTCTGCAGGACCTGGATGATCGCGGAACCGTTGGCCTTGTCCTCGATCAATACCGTCCTCGCCCTGGGGTACAGCTGCGCCACAGCGCGGATCGCGTCGAGCGTCCCCGGGAAGTCCAGGTGTTTGTTCAGACAGTACCTCAGATAATAGTCCTGCCGACTCTTGCCCCAGACCTGAATACTTACGTAGTCGTTCTGATCCCCGCCCTTGAAAGCCGCGTCCACCGAGATCAGCTCGGTGCCGTACATCCGGGTCTCCCCAGGATCGTAGAAACGCCACCAGTCTCGATGGATCAGGTTACCGGCCTCCACCCGCGGCGAGCACTGGTACAGCGCGGTCCATGCTCTCTGCCCGCCGCGGGGATCGTTGATATAGCTCTTCTTAAAATCCGCCAGCCATGCCGCGTCTTTCCCCAGCTCGGGGCAGAGCGGTTCGCCGACGGCTCGACCCAGTGGATCATTGTCCTCCGCCTCCACGGGGAGACGGAGCAGCTGGACGTTGATCTCGTTGGTCAGGACCCTCGCGGCCAGATCGTCTTCATGCCACGGGGTCATGATGATAATGACCTTCGCCGACGCAGCGAGACGGGACTTGATGGACGACTGCCACTCATCCCATACCCGCGCCCGATAAGTGGGGCTGTCGGCCTCCTGCTGGTTCTTCACCGGGTCGTCGATGATGACCAGGTTTGCGGGGTTACCGGTAATGCCGGCCATGATGCCTCGACTGATCAGCCGCCCCTTGCCGTTATCCAGCTCGAACTCAGCCGCTCTGTCGATCGCTCCGATGTTTACTCCAAACAGATTCGGCCCAAACGCCTTGATCTTCTCCTTGTTCCGCCGACAGAAACGCTCCGCGAAGTCACTGTCGTAACTCGCAAGTATCACATTATCGTTCGGGTGCTTACACAGGTACCAACTCGGAACTGTCTCTGTAACGGTGATCGACTTGCCGTGCTGCGGCGGCGTCTCGATCACAAGGATATCGTAGGCATGACCTGTATCCATCTCGAGGAAGTCCTGCACTTTCATCGCGATGTACTCTGACATGCGCGTTCGTATCCACACGGCTCCCTGAGAATAGGCCAGGTATTCGGAATAGAATCGCCGGGCCAGCTCTCTGCGAGCCAGCTCGGCGATAACTCTTTCCTGTTTTTCTTCTTCGGTGTATTCTATCTCGTCCATATTATGTAAACTACCTTTTCAGTCCTACATTTTGGGGACCAGCCAGAATACATCCAGACCCCCCGTACCCCCAAAAGGGCGATGGGGTCAGTCCTTGTTCGGCGCCTCAGACGCAGCGCCGGCCAGTGCCTTCAGCTGATCGTCGCTGAGTTTGGTCAGGTCCAGCGTCTCGAAGGGTTTGTCGTCGAGGTTGCCGATTGCTACGTTATCGACCGGCTTCTGTCCGCTGGTGTCACGCAGGAAGCGAGCTGCTTCCGTGTCACCGGTTCTGGCTCTCTGCAGCTGGGCGAAGAGGATTGCCGCGGATTCGGTGAGCTGGATACCGCGCTTCTCAAGTTCGGCGCGGATATCGTCCTCGTTGGACAGATGCGTGTCCAGGATGTCGCGGGCCAGCTCGCGCATGGCCTTCTTCTTCCTTCGGACTTCAACGCTCTTGAGACCGCCTTTGACACTCGCGGCCTTGAACTCCTCCGGGCTCCGATTCTGGACCAGGTTCTGCATACCATTGGAATGGCCCATGTCATCAACTCCTGTAAGTAAATGGTAAAGGATTTTTCAAACGATATGTAACCCGCGAAAAATCTTATATATATAAGAGTATGGTGGTCCCCCCACCCCCAAAGGGCGGACACCCCCTACCATTATAATAACGCGCAGGGGGGAGGGGGGTGCTTCGCTGCCTCGAAAAAATCCGGGCCCTCGCTGCAGCGCCGGGCCGGAATGCCTGCGGCAGCGGGGCGGCGCCGGGGGATCATGCCCTTCCTATTGTAATAGGGAATCGGCAGTCGGCTCCGCAAACCGTCTGCCCATCAGCCCTGCATCCGTTGCAGCGCAACGGGTTGCGGGTTCACCATCCGGTCAGGTGCAACATCGACTGCAACACATCAGCCCTGCCAAGCTGCGCACCACTCCCTGACCGCCACCTCGACGAGCACGTCCGGCTTGACCTGCAGGGCAGCGGCGATCCGCTGCAGGTGCTCCTCCGCCGACGGGGTCAGGTGGTACCCTGCCGGGGCCGGGGTCTCTGCTGCCGGGGCGGAGCGACTTGTAGTCTTTTGAGAGACGGTCCGACTCTCAACTTTTTGAGATTCGGTTCGGGTTCTTTTCGGCCTGTCTGCTGTAGCTGCTGCCATGCTGTCCTCCCTTGGGCTGCTGCCCATGATAGCATAGTAGCACAGGTCAAACTGCATTTTACTGCCAACTTTGAAAAAATTTTTTAGGCCCGCAATCCTTTGCGCTGCAAGGGGTTGCGGGTTGTTTGTGGTACAGGATTACGACTTTTCCGTAAAAAAGTGTTGACAATTACGGGCCCGCCGTGGTACCTTATGGTCAGGATACGGTGATACCGTAACCTGCCGGGCCACCGGCATCTTGATTCAGGAGGTACACACCATGAAGCGCATCAAATCCGTCAACGGCTACACCATCTACGAGGCCACCACCCAGAGGGACGCCGACAACTACAACTGCAGCATCGGCAACTACAACATCTACCTGAGCACCGACATCCGCGACTTTGGCCTGCGGAACAGCTACCCCGAGTACGAGGACATCGACTCCCTCGCCGTGGCTCTGGCCATGTGCAGCGCCTCCCACTACGGCGTCGCCGTCGCCCTCGCCGACGAGCTCTCCGACAGCACCGTTCAGGACATGGACCTGACCCTCGAGATCGAGCGCCGCCTCGAGTCCGGCGAGGCCCTCGAGACCATCCGCCGCTGCTACGACCGGGAGAACGGCATCCTCTACACCTCCATCTCCGACGCGATCGACCACGGCTACGACCCCTACAGCACCGACTTTGACCCCTACGAGGACCACCCCGCCGTGGGCTACGACGAGGACGGCCGGCCGCACATCGTCGAGGACGAGTGCGAGTGGGACGACGACGATCTCGACGGCGATCTGGAGGACGTGCTCGAGGCCGCCATGGCCGACGGCGATCTGGACCCCTACCCAGACGACTACGACTACGAGGAGACCGAGCTCCTCTGCAGGGCGATGATCGCCGCAGGCTACGGCTTCATGGGCACCGACCGCCAAGGTGAGCTCCTCCGTTTTGCGGACGGCAACCTGCAGAACTTCTACTTCACCGACTGGCCCGAGGTCCGCGAGTGGCTCGAGGGTGTGGTGTTCGACGACCCTGATGTGGGCGACGCCGTCGAGCGCATCCTCCACCCTGAGCGCTTCTCCACCACCGAGCAGTGCCCCGTCGATCCTGAGCCGGAGGAGGAGCCTAAGCAGGAGCGCCGGAGCCACGCCTCCTACGCTGTGCTGCAGGACCCTGACGACGGCCAGTACTACACCATCTCCGCCCCCTCGACCGAGGGCTTTGATACGCAGGCCCGCCGTGATGACTGGCTCCTCTGCGCCGTCGCCAAGCACCACGCCTTCAATGACTGCGGCGGCTACGATGTAGTCGAGGTTGTCGTCGACGGCCGCCGGGTCGAGTACGTCGGATGGCAGCCCGGCATGCTGTTTGAGTTTGTCGACTGCGAGACCGACGAGATCGTCTGGAGCGCGAGCTTCCCCGAGTGGGATCACTGAGAGAGGAGGACCCGAACATGACCACCATCGCCCGCCCCGTCAATCCCTACGACCTGCAGCGCATCCTCCGCCGGATGCCGACGGCCCGCCTGACCCCGCTGCAGCAGGGCGCCAAGCACGAGCTCGGCCGGACCTACCTGTGCGACTACTGG